CTGATTTTGTTTTCGGCGCTTTGGGTTTGAAACTCGGCCATTGGTCAAGTAGAATCATGCCTAGAGAAGCTGTTTGCATACATCAATTATATGAATGGAAACCATGCGTTTCCACTGCCGCTGTCAAGTTGTTTGAAAAGAAACCATGGCACGTCGCCTACTCAGCAAGCACCATTGTTGGATCATCTGGTGCTCCAATTTTAGATACCAGAGGTACTATTATTGGAGTTCATTTGGAACATGATGCGGAAACTTGCCTTAATGTAGGTGTTGTACCACCAGTTTTTAGGAATAGCAGAAAAGAATCCCCAACGAGTGAGGATCTTATGCAACACCAAAGAAGAATGGTTTGGGAAGATGATGAGTATGATGAGCAGTATGATGATCAGGAAGAAGATGAAGAGGGTGACCGATACAAGTATGCAGCAGAAGAGGAATTGGAAGAAAGGTACCTTAACTTCGCAAGAAGAAAAGGTGGCAAGAACTGGCAAGAAGATTTTGATAAAATTGACGAGCAAGCCTTATTGGACATGGAACAAGATGCTGCTGATGAGATTAAATATGGAGAAGGAGAAAATACCGCTGACGGGTTTCGACTGATTCGATTAGCTCAGAGGAAGCGAGCGTCTTATAATTTAAAACATGGCATTTCAAATAGGTTTGGAAAAGAATCGATTTCTATCAAAGAAAGTCCATGGACTTGCAAGCGATGTGGTTGTTTACATTGGAAATTACAACATAATTGTTCGAAATGTCAACTTAGTTTTGAGCCTGCTGGAAGCAAGAAAGAGATGAAAGAGTTTATTGATTCACAAGTCAAAGCTCTTCATGATGATAAAAATGTTTTGCCAACAGTTGTTCAAGATATTATTGCAAAGGAGCTGAAGAAAGTATCAGGGTTCAAAGAAATTTGTGCTATGGTCGCTTCAGCCTTAAAGGCAGGAAAAATGAATGTTTATGACATGACTGAGATACAGAAAGTTGTTCGCAACACAGCATATCATTATGATGTTTTCAATGAAAGATGGCAAATAACATTTCAAGGTGGTGATGGACCTGGCTTACGCGTCCCAATAGATGCGAAGACTCTCCATCATTTTCAACAGAGCGGTGAAAAGACCGCTGCCCAAATTGGCTGGAAAGCTAGTTGTGATGGTACAAGTTGTACAGAGAGTGCATCCCATCCTTGCGGAAGGGATTCGTCCAAATATGACTGTGAAGTTCTAGTTAGAGCTGCACAAGAAGATACACCTGTAGCACCACAAAAAGATAGAGTACGCCTTATGGGTAGACCTGTGCTA